CGGTGAATCACATTAATATCCTCAATAGAAGGTATCTCTCCAGTTCTTTGAAACTCCTGTAAAAAGGTAGCTAGGTATTCACTAGAACCACCGATTTGAGTCGCAAAGTTAAAAGCCTGTCCCAGCTGATCAACTTCAAACTGTTCTTTCTGCTGTTTCAACTGTTGGGTCTTAATCTCCTTGTCTTGTGCAAACTGCTGCTCTTGTAATCCAAACTGTTTGTCAAATCTCTCTTCACCAGCTTGGAACTGCTTATCAGCCTGAGACTCCGCAAACCCTTGCTGCCTTTCTCTAAAGGCCCTTTCCACTGCGGTATCTTCATTCTGTTTTCTTTCGTTTCTCTCTGCTACATCAATACCCTGTAGGGCTGATTCTGATTGCTCTGCTCTTTTCTGTAATCCTACTTGCTGTTGCTTTACAAATGCACCCGAACCGACACCGCCAGTTCTAGCAAAAGCCCTCTTAAGAGCTTCGCCCTGTTCTTGCCCCGCAGCAGTTGACCTCTGGCCCACTTTCTTTCTTAGCGCATCAAATTCCGGTAGTTTTCCGCCAGGTACCTCAGCCATTATCTCTTTCCTTTTTTATTGTATGTGAACAATAGTCCATCAACTCTAAATTTCTGATCAACAGTATTCTGGTTGTCGAATCTAAATTGGATTCTCTTACCCTTTACTCCGTCCAAAGGTATCTGAGCTTCCTGCTCATCCTCTCCGCCGCCCCACTCATCAGTTCCATAAACCATAACTCCGTAAACAGACCCACCAGGGTCCAAACTTAAAGCCTCTGTATTTCCTGACCCTTTATCTGAGTCTACCCTAAAAATGAAGTTCATAGAATAGGCCCCGGCGTTTTCTACTAGAATGTTAGCGTGGCGAAAATCCTTGTGGTGGTTCAAGTGCTCATTAAATCCTGAAAACTCTTTAGTCCAGAAATAAGAGTCAATTGCTGTACCATCATCGTTGTAAGTTCCGTCTTCCAATTGGTAAACAAATCCAGTGGCGTCAGCCGTGGCCCCATAAATTTTAGAATCATATATTGCAAACTGAGCAACGTTAAACGGAGTCCCAGTAAAAGTAGACCATGCAGGATCTTGACCGGCTGTCTCCATGTTGTAATCGAAAACAAATATTCTGTTATTTGTAGTTAGGCTGTCACCGCTCGTTACAGTAATCCACAGCTTATTATTGAAAGTTATAGAGGAAATGTTTTTAACAAAAGCTTCCTGTATTAAGTAAACCTCAGGTTCTATTTTATCTGACTGAAACTCACTAATAGCCGTTGCAACCGTAAGAAAGGTTGCTGATTTCTCTGTGTTTAGCCCGTTAATCATAGAAAAACCGACTAAATTTCCCTTATCAAATGCAGGAAAGACAAGTCCTCTGGGGGTGTTTGTGATAGCAAAAGGAGACTTACAACCAAGTCTTGATTGACCTGTTATCTGCTGCCATCCCGCCGCCGTAGCTGGATCAGGCATATATACAAAAGTGTGTGTGTTTTCTCCAAACACCACTAGCTGATCATTATGAACACCAAGGCTTGTAGGTATGTCGCTTGAATCGTCACCAATTGTCATGAAGTTGGTTGATTGAACTGTATATGGCTCTGCAAAATCAGTGAACCACAGTCTATTATCTGTCCCGGTGATCATGAACAGTCTGTTTTGATGAGTAACTATTGATTTGTACTTAGGAGGCAATCCCTTGTCTGTAGGGGCGACAACGCCAAGTGCAGAGTCAGCGATAGCGTCGTCATAAGTGGTGGTTGTGTTGTCGGCTATAGTGACCAATCTTTTATAGGTATCTCCACCATCTTCAGTTCTATATAAGCGTCTCGTACCTATGCCATCAATCTGCGGGGCTACAGGTAAAGAAGTAAGTCTGACGTTTTCATTTGCTGCTGTGAAAGTTCCAGTTATCGGACCCAGGTCGCTCTCTGCGAGTGCTGAGTTTACATTGGTCATCTTATATAAGAAATCACCCGTTAAGCCTACGCCCGTAGGCGCTGTAGCTGCTGTGAATGTAGAGGCTGGAATGGGCACGCCGTGGCTAGTGAAGTCTGTTCCATTGTATTTATATGGGGTAGTGCCGCCAGTTGAGACAAATAGATGGTTTTCATATTGAGCTGCTGCGACTCTTTTACCTGCGGTAAAAATACTTTGAGCGCTAGAAATAGTAATAAAAGTAGAAGTATTAAGGCGGAACATATCCCCGTTAAACCACGCGCACATTGATTCTGATCCATCCCTATCTCTCCTTGTATAAAGACCGTCACAAACAAAAGAACCCACAGGAGTTGTATTTAACTTAGTGGCGCCCTCTCTAGTTTCAACACCACGGTTAGTGAATACAACGTTCTTGCAGTCAGGCGATTCATTAGACTCAATAATGGACTTATTAAACTTGCTGTTTAGTCCACCATCAAATATCTGTCTACCGTCACCTGGGTAAGTGACTCTAAATGGATTTCTAGCCATTCAATTCCTCACTCTTGACAACAGCAAAGCCGCCACCACGCTTACGTCTTGCAACCCATCTTAGGACCTTATTAACGCCCTTTTGAAACTTACTGGCATAGTAAAGACCCACTGAACTGTTATTGTCTTTGAAGGCTAACTCACTGGTTACATAGTCAATCAGCACATAATGAAACATTGATGGAATTAAAAGATCGTCCGTGCCTGATGTGATATCAGTAGGCTGTTTATGCCCATATAATTTAAGAGTCTGAGCAGCGTCCGGTACTGGTCTTAGGAAAATAGACTCATTCCAAATAAAGTAAGCCAAGGGAGTTCCTTTAGCCCCTGTGTCTGGTCTTTCTCCAGTTATTTGGTCATCAATGTCAAAGTCTATTAAGTCTAGAGGCTCGCCATTCCACTCAACCCGCAGCAAATCAATGAAGTTGGTGGGCATCGCATAAGTACGAGTTCCATCAACTGTAGTTATTGAAGTGTCTATAGACTGAGCAATCTTGGTTTCTTGTTGAATCTCTAATTCAGCCTCATATATAAGTCCAAAAAGTTCATCGTCTGAATAGAACGAATCGTTTTCAGAATTATATCGACGCTTTGCCGACTCTACTATACTTGCCGGTGTCATAGGCTCCCCAATAACCCCAAACTAGGGTCTAATCTTTTAAAGTTTCAGCGTCAGGGTGATTTTTCTTCATGTAATTATCTAGACCCTGCTTAGTCTTAAATGACCGACCATCAATATTACAAATCCACTCTTTATCTTCGCTTGTATTTCCAGAAATAGGCTCTAGTCGAAGGATCTTCATAGACTCAGGACTTTGCTGCTTCATTCCATCCATTTTAATCTGTTTGTACTGACCCTTAAATTGAATGGCCTGACTGCGTCCCATTACAATATGTTTACCAGCTTCGATTTCATAGGTTTTACCCTTGAACTCTTCAACTAGTTTTGCTGTGTTATCATTCCAAACTTTTACTTTTCGCACTGCCATTTTAAATAGCCTTTCGTTATTGTTAATTTATATTGGGTAAGAAAAAGTTACATGTATAAACGTTCCGTCAGCTGCTGAAGTTGGCGAAGATTCACTACCGCCGACCAATCTTTTGAAGGCTGTATATGTGGCGTTAGAAGTCCAGCTCCCTGTTACGGTAGCAGACTCCCATGCTGAAACTCCTGACGGGCTAGACCAATCCATTTATGACCTCGACGCTATAATTTTATAAGAAGCTGTGAACGAAATAACAACATCAGTTTCTAACTTCAAATACCTAAGTCCATTTGGTATTGGAATCATCGAATTAGTAATTGAGCTAATAACCGTAAAGTCATTATCAGAACCACCCGTGGTGCTATGGTGTTTAACTCTACGAAAAGTAGAACCATCACCTGACCCCTGGATAAATACCGCAGTGTTTGAAGCCATTGAAGGCACTTCAAGAAAAACATTATCCATCATCTCTACACCGAGGTCTATCGAACTACTCGACGTAGAGAAGCTAGACACCGTGGCGTCAAAGCTAGCTACTGACATGATTACCGCCCATAAACAGTGATGAAAAACTGATCGCCTGAAGCAATGCCTGTCACTGCAATGGCACCATTTGAAGCCGCCCCAACCGCATCCACATTAATTCCTACATGAAAATGACCAGTTGCAGCCGATTGAACACCCAGCTGAAAGTAATCAATGATTTTCATTCCAGTATCAACACTTCCAATAGTCTGAGTAGCAGCGTCGGCCGTAACCTCTAAAGTTACTGCTAACCTTGCCCCGACTGATTGCTTGTCTACTTTTGTTACCGTGAACGCCATTCTATCTCCTTAAAAGAAAACTCTTTTTTCATCTATTTTTGGGTTATCGCAACAGGCTCGCATGTCCTCGTTACGCTTGAACATATCTATAAAGTTAGATAACGGCTGCTGTTGAACCGCCATTATATTGCCCTGTGGGTAAGCTCCAAATGTGCCGCCCTCAGTGCAATTAATATAAATCCCTGGAACAGTTAAAGCGATGTTATCAAACCACGACTTAAAATTATTGTAGCTTTGCCAGGTCTGCATTTTATTACCGAAAACATCAATCACAGGAATACATCTGCCCATGTCGGTGTCATATTTTGAATCCCAGCCATGGAACTTCTTATCGTATCCAAAGCAAAAGTCAGCTCCGACAAACGCCGTAACTGCACATCCCAGATAAGCTTTAGCAATATTTAAACAAGCGCCTAGAACGTTTCCGCCATTTGACACAAATACGTTAAACACCTCAAGAGAATCCTGGGCGTCAATAACTTGCTGATCAGGTACAGGGGCATTGTAAAACAATACCTTCCCCTTCCACTTTTCAAGTAGTGTTGGGTGTGTGCCAATCCAAGCTAAAAGAGTACGCTTTTCAGTCAAAGCCCAATACTCCTCTTCTGATTTTTCTCCACCTTCTGAAACCTCTTCAACAGTGATAGGTCCAGCGTCAAGGGAGACGTAGTAATCAACGTCAACTCCTCTGTCTTCAAAAAAATGGAAGTTATGCAGACATGATATAAGCGGGATGTCCCCCCGATCTTTAAGTAATCCACCATTGTATGAAAGAGACGGACCAGAACCAGCCAAAATGCAGGGTTTGTTTTGGTGCTTACCAAACAATTCGGCGATTGAATTATCAGAAAACGGTCCATGTGTTTCATGGTTTTTCTGGATGTTTTCAATCCATTTATCGCGCCAGCTGTTGATAGTAACTTCATCATTTGAACAAGCCTGACCCCACATCTGTTGCGTGGAGATTGGTGGTGCTTCTATATAATTCTGGTAAGTTAATTCAAGTTCAACCTTACGGCTCACTGAGTCCTTCTTTCTTTAAATAAAAGTGCGCAGCCGTAATTAGCCGCGCACTCGTGTTAATTAGTATTAACCGAACAAAGGAGACTTAAAGAAAGCCTTACCTGTGCCAACGGTTGTCACAAGTGAGTTCAGGGCGATACCTAAACGTACACCTGTAGACAGGGTGACTGGTGCAACAACAAAGCCACCGTCAACACCAGCAGCTAAAACGTCGCTGGAGTTCATAGAAACTGCCGATGTATCAAGAGCAACCAATACAGGACCACGAACAGCCAAAAAGCCGTAATGACTTGCGGGAATAGCTGCATTATGAGCAACCCCTACACAAGCCATTCCTCTAGTCTGTGCGGCGGCGTTTGATACCGTTACAGTCATGTTAGAAAGCATTGAGGCAGGAGATAAAAATCCACACTGCCCTTGCCCAATAGCTGCTGCGCCTCCGTTATAACAGTAAATATAATCTACCAAACCGGCGCGCACTCGCGTACCAAGTTCGACCGAATTAGTCGCTGTCACATTAGAGACGGATGAAAATAGAACTGGTGAAATTGAATCAGGCATTTAAACCTCCCTTACGCTGTGTATGCGACTTTTCCGTGCATACGGTTGTTAGAACTTCCAAGGGCACCCATGAAAAATAACTTACCAACTTTAATATCTTGGTTAACTACTTTCTGGAAGTCTTCGAAAATCATGTTTCTGTCTTTGTGGTAGTAAAGATGCAAGAACTTCTCATTCAACATCTGCACAAGGTTTGCCGGTGCTGCTGCATCGTCAATCCAAGGAGCGCCACGGAACATCAAGCTAGAAAAACCACCATCAGCGGTCATCTTGTCTTGAAATCTCTGTTGTGGAGCTAGCAAGTTATAATATCGATCCCACTCATCTGAATCAGAAACAATCACAGAGGGCTTGTTGCTACCGATTGAACAATCACTATAAAGAGTGTTCAGAGAAGCTAAAGTCATTGTGGTGTCCGCAGATGATTGAGCCTGCCACCAGCTATTAGCTACCTGGCTGATTCCACCGATAGTTTTAGTTGTATTTACAATCGCTTGCAAACCAACCAATTCCTTGGCGGTAGTTCCATCAGAGTAAATTGATGTGCCTAAAGTATCGGCAAGAGTCATTTCTGACGCCTTTACTTTCTGCTGAACAAAAGCCAAAACTTGCTCTGGTCCTTTATTCATCAACTCATCTTTTGAGGTAATGCTGATATTGGCATAAAGCTGGGTCCACTCATATTGGGCAGCAGTTAACTGATCATTATCAGTTGTGCTCAATACATCGGCACCATCATACCAACCGGCTGAAGTTGTTGAAGCGTACATCAAAGGCTGAACGATTGATGTGCCACCTGGAACAGACGAATACACGCTGTTTTTACGAAAACGCTGTAAAAGCGCAATTGAGTCAAAAATATTATCAACCATCTTCGGAATGTAATGCTTCCGTGTGATGGCAGAAATTTGACTGTAAGTTGAATTTGGTACTGCCATTTTCTAAGTCTCCTATCCTAGTTTTAGTGCTGCAAGAGCTGCTTCATAATTTTGAGTGTCGCTGGCTGTTCGTGGGTTGTAATCCGGGTTTGCAACCTCACCACTATCAGGGGCTTGAACGTCAAGTAATCCTAATTTGTTTCTAGCTCTTCTCTCTTGTATTATAGTCTCTTTGCCTTTTTCTTCTGCAATCTGAATAAGTTTCTCATGGTTAAAATCCCTGAATGCTGTCTTAAAACTCGTAATGCCATTATCGGCGGCGTGCTTCATTACATTGTATTCAAGGGTTTGACCGTCTTCACCGGGAGCGTCAAAGTCTAGATCAGGGTACGAATCCCTAATGGACTTAATCTCCAGATCAAGGGCTGAGTCTTCTTGTTGCAGTTTTTGTTCTTGTTGTTGAGCCTCCATTGATTGCTTAAATTCTCGTAGTCCTTCAACCTCTTGGAATAAAGGGGCGAGCATTTCTTGCATTTCAGGAGACAATTGACTTTGTGGTGATGGGGCAACAGCTTCTTGGTACTGCTTCTGGATAGCTTCCCACTGTTCTGGGTTGGCTTTTGCCCATTCGTCTATCTCTCTATATGACTCCACATTATCTGGAGACTGCCTTGATTTAAGTTCTTCAATTTGTCGGTTAAGTTCTCCAACCTTATTGGCTGCGCCATAACCTTGTTGAGCATACTTGATAATTTCTTCTTTAGTTGCTTCGACCTCAGAACCATTTGCAGTGAATTTAATCTTACCTGCTGGGTCTAATTCAATAGCATGTTTGTCGTCAGGAGTGGGTGCGGCTGCTTCCATCTCCATCATAGGCTCAGGAGTGTGGTCCGTTAAGGCGCTAACTTCCTCTGCTGATGGCTCGTAATTTGCTTCTAGTTCTTCTGTAGGCATTAAATCCTAGACCTTTCCGAATCAGGAGCGGCATTGATATCCATCTGCCCTGATACTTTGATTTCTTTTTCTTCTGAAACTTCATCGTTTAAAGACTTCTCAAAGCCTCCAAATTTACTAACGATTGAATCAAGTGACTCTCGATCATTCTTAGGCAAGGTCTTAGCCATGCCCTGAAGAGACTTTAAGTCCTCGTTGATTCTCTTAAGCAAGCCTTGGGCTTTACTCATAGAAATCCTTAATTTTTTATTGTTTTTAAATAGAGAAGGGCGCCTTAATTTAATGGCTACCCTATTTTATCAAAGAATTGATATAATGCAATATTTTTTAATTACCTTTGCTCTGTGCTGCTATTGCCGCCTGTTGTTCTGCATCCTGTGCGCTTTGATTGCTTGCTAGTCCTGCTTCTATTCCGGCCTGCTCTTCAGCTTGTGTGGCCTGCTCTTGCTTCTGTTTCTCTAATCGCTCCAAGATCTTAGGAACGTTAGGAATATCTGACGACTCTAAAACATCCTCAGCAGTAACAATCTGACGATCAAAAAGACCAAGCATATCCTGGAACTGTTGCTTCTTAGCAATTGTAAGATTTGAGCCAGTATTAACTCTCACGTCAAAGTCACGAACTAGATCCAGCTGCTTAATTTCACCAGGCTTGCCCTCTTCATCAAAGGAATTGAATCTAACTTGTGGGTTACCCTTATCATTTTCTTGTACAGACATTTTAAAGTATTTTTCTGTATTATCATCAGCAGTAAGTCTGAAAACTCTAGGCGCCTTGTAATATTGAAATACTCTTGAAGCGTACATCTGACCAAAACTCTGTAAAGCTCTATCTAAGTTCCGGGTCTTCTGTCTAACTCTGGTGTTTGCAGCTTCTTGAAGAGCTTCGATAGCCCTTGCCGCAGTAACACCTTCAGCAGCGCCCCTTGAAACGTCCTTTGTCCCACTCACGTCATCAAACCATGACTTAAACCTATCAATCATCTGTAAGACATATGGCTGAAGTTGAACACCCTCTTGTCGCCTGACCTCTGATCCTTTATTCTTCTCAACTATCAAGCCGGGCTTATTGAACAGCTGATCAGTATCAACTCCGCTGTCTGTGTCTACTATCCAGATAGGATTCCCCATTAAGGTCAGTACATCCAGGGCGAATGATACAAGTTTATTAAAAGTTCTCTGTGGTCCTTTGAGCTGCTCAATCTCTGAGATGCCAAAGAACTCTCTAGGTAGAATGTAGTTATTTAGCTTAAAGAAAGGGAACTTCTTGTCATCAAATTCCGCCTCTTCATCAACTACAGGAATTCTATTAACGATTACAATCTTTCTACCCTTCGGATACTTAAGGCGCTTAATCTTCTTTTCCTGGAGAGCCATAACTGGGTTGCCCAACTCATCCTGACCACCAGTTGCTACCTGCTCTTGCTTTGTCTCGGTGATTACTTGCTTGTCCTTTAAGTAAACCGTGATTTCTAATGCTTGAGACCGGCCACTTCCTGAGCTTCGTCCACTGTTCTCTTGGGTCTGAACGTCATTGATTGCCGCCTCAAAACTAGGATCTTCATCTGTTCTATGCTCTCGATCCACCCTTGAAAAGTCAGTGAGGTCAGACTTAAAATACTTTGCAAATTTAGGATACTTTCCCTTAAGCCTTTCAATATCAACAGGCTCTGCCTTTACGAAGTTTCTAGATCTTCGACCATTGTCATTGATTTCCCTAGCATTAGGGTCTGGATATATATAAAACGGGTCTTCTGTTTCAAATGTAACAGCACCGATTCCATCTAATTCGTTCTCATCATAACCAACACTTCCATAAGATGTCCCATAAAAGTGTGAATCGTAAACCATCTCCAATAGTGCTGTTGACCAGTTATACTTTTCCCAGTCAGCTTGTGATAGGTGGTTGAGAATATCGCTAATAGGTTGGTCGTTAGGCTCTTGAGCTAGAAACTCAAACTTAGGACGAGCATCAGTCATCATTGGAACGGTTGATTGGATGGTCTGGAATACTAGGTTAATAACTTCGGAATGCCTATATGTTGGGCGCTTGTTCTTCCACTGCTCACCGCGAAACATTCTGTAATCTTCAAGCCAACTCTTGTCGTACTTAGATCGCCACTTCTTGTTCTTTGAGAAGATAGCCTCAGCAAGCTTGCAGGTCTTTTCCTGCTCTGGACTAGGGTTGAATATATTAATGCTTTCATCTGACTTCTTTGCTTTAACGCCTGACTCGTGTTCAGTTAAAATACCGTCGTCAGTGCTTGAGTCCATACCTGATTGCGAATCAATAGCCATTTATTTACCTTTGTGAGTCTTTTATGTTCCAAATCTCGTTGCCTGTTAAATACGGCTTGTCTCTCTTTTTCTTCCTTGCTTCGGCCATCGCCTTGCCTGGTCGTTCGTTACCAAGCTCAACCAATCCCTGCTTCTTGCAAAGCTCAGCTCTGTGCTCTTTATTTTTAGTAACACAACCTAGTCCAGGGTTATATTCTGCGGACTGAACAGCGGCGCCCATGAACATACCATTTCTTACAAAGACACGTTCCCCTATTTTACTGCACGTTGGGCAGGGTTCTTGTCCGGTGTATTTAGTAATTGATATGATAACCTCATAAGCACCGCATTTCTTGCAATCAAAGTCATATGTGGGCATTACTTGTCTTTCTTCATCACGGATAGCTTAGCGTCGATCAACTTAAGCCCCGACAGAACCAACTCACACACAGCAATAACGCCGGTTAGAATACTTCTATGCTTTTTAGTTGGGAACAGTCGCGTGCCAAGCTCTACCAATACTGTGGTGGCCCCGCTCAATGCAATCACGGGATTGTCTGCAGCCATTTGAATAACCTCTTTATTGTCAGTAAATAGCCCAATAGCCATTGGTATTAGATCAAGTATCATCACCATTCCTCCGTCTGTTTGTTCTTATCAGTTCTCATAAGTTCACGCAGCTTCTTGGCCCTTGGGTCTTGAACTTTCGCAGGCAGCAAAGGCTGTAGTGCCTTTAAATCATACGTCATTATAGTCCCATATCTATCAGAATCAAGTGCATCGTTATCCTGCTTAACAGGCAACTGGTCTTTTGAGTCCT